ATCTCAGTATATTAATACGCCAGTCGGTTCAGTATCTATTAGCGATTTGAGAGCGGCATCATGATAAGAAAAGCAGATAAAACAATGCACAAGCTATTAGGGGACCATAAGTGGAAAGCCCATGGCTTTGATTATGTGTGTGAGTGTGGAGCGGTGAAAAAGAACGCCAACACTTGTAAGGTTTTTAATGACGGAGATATAATTGGTGCTAAAGATATAAATAGTAATTTCCAAGCACTTATTGATACTACTAAAGATCAAGAGCAGCAAATAATAGTACTAAAAGATGACTCAGCAAGATTAAAATCTGAAGTTAATTATCTTAAAGCAAAATTAAAGGAGGTAGAAGATGGACGTTAATTCATCAATAGCTGATATAGCTAAGGCATTAGAAAAAGAGAAACCAGAGGAGGGTTGTGAGCTTTGTGAGCTAGAAAAAAAGACGAAGTGGTATTTTGAATCCAAGAAGTATGTAGTACTTGACTGTGTAAAGTGTAAGTGTCCAATGATTGTATTCAGAAAGCATGTTAAAGAAGCTAGACATAGGGTTGACAGTCAGATGGTTTGGAGATTATCGGAGGTTTGTGATAAAGTATATGGAAAGGGAAAGTGGACTCTTGATAAAAATATGAGGTCTATTCCCGATCATGTCCATTATCATGGTCGACCTAAGAAAGGAAACAAATAATATGAGTAAGAAAAATAAAGTTAAGATAGTTTTACCAAATACTAATAAAAAAACAGATAGGATTAGATTACTTATATGGATTGATTCTCCTTCTTGTGCTACAGGGTTCGCTACGGTTGCTAGAGGAATTTTTAATTATATCGCCATGCTTAAGAAAGCAGATGGAAAGACTAGAAAGTATGATATTGATATTATTGGGGTGAACGATAGGGGTGGCTGGAAAAATCCGATTAAATATCCTTATAGAATTTTTCCTGCTAAACCTGGTGCTCAACTAGGTATAGGAGGAGATATTTATGGTAGAGCTAGACTGGTAGCAGCGTTACTAGGTAAAGATCCAGATATACTTCCCCCTTGGGATATTGTCTTTACACTTAATGATGCTTTTATCTTAGAACAGCCCCTTCCTGTTTTTAATGTAGGAACTATGAAAGTAATTAAGAAGACGCAAAAGAGTTCAAAGGATAGTCTTCCGCCAGATTGGCACTTTAAGGTTGTTTCTTACTGGCCAGTTGATTCTCCCCTAAAAGCTAATTGGGTTGAAAACTCGATTTCTATGGCTGATTATCCAGTGGCATACACTAAGTATGGAAAAGAGGAGATTATCAAAGCTGATAATACTTTGGATAGACCAACTGAAGTTCCTAAGAGATTAAGAGTTATTTATCACGGTGTAGATACAGATATTTTTAATCCAATTAGTGATAAGGAAAAAGTAAAGTATAGGAAGCAGTTATTTGATGGTAAAGTCAAACCAGAGACTTTCTTAGTAACTGCCGTTGCTAGGAATCAACAGAGAAAAGACTTACCAAGAACGATGAAAATATTTAAGGAATTTCAAAAGCGTCGACCAGATTCTTTCTTATATCTTCACTGTCAGGAAACTGATGCTTGGGGATCGCTATTAGAGTATGGTAGGCAGTTCAACCTAGAGATGGGTAAAGACTGGGCTGTTCCTGCGAAATTCTCTGCTAATACAGGATTTCCTGTAGAAGCTATGAACCTAATCTATAACGTGTCTGATATGATTATTAGTACAAGTTTGGGCGAAGGATTTGGTTTTTATAACATGGAGGGATTTGCTACTAAAACTCCTGTTTTAGCTCCTGATAATACCGTTCATCCAGAGTTATTTAATTATGATAAGTCTGATAGTCTAGATGATATAGAATCTTTAGCCAAGAAAGTGAGGGGTATTCCATATAAGAGTGGTGCTAATAGTTCAGAGTGGGCGACATATGGCACTGCTGACTATGAAAGAATCAGACCACTTGGCAACGTTGAAGATGCGGTCAAGAAGATGATTTGGATTTACGATAATCCAGACAAGGTAACTAAAATAACAGAGAGGGCATACAAGTGGGTACAAGATTATAGTTGGAAGAAAATTTCACCACTATGGGACAATTTATTCACTGAGGTGTATAATAATCTTAAGGTGGAACGTAAGAATTGGAAGCCACCAAAGAAGGTAAAAAAACATGGCAACAAGAGGTAAGTGGAATTGGCCTAAATTGAAGCGTGAATATCTCACTGGAGATTGGTTGACGGTAAAGAAGTTTCTAGAATCTAAGAAAATTCCTACTACTAATTTTAACCAGACAGCGGGGTGGGCATCTGAGAAGAAGGCACTTCAAGAGAGGATGACAGATGAGGCTAAGAATAAGATGGTTAGTCAAAGTGTTGATGAGGTAACTGCTGTCAGACAAAGACAGGCAAGATTGGCGAGATATCTTCAAGCTAAAGCTGCAAAGAAATTAAAAACGTTAGAGATTGAAACTATTGATGAGGCAAGACGTATGGTTATTGCTGGGATGAAAGAAGAGCGAAAAGCTTTAGGTATGGGCGAAAGGGCTCCTCATGGTGGAGGATTAACGCAGATTAACATTGAATTACCGAATACAAATTTAGACAAATTATTAAAGGATTCTGATTATGAAGGCGTTCTCAAGCTCCTTGCAGAAGTTAAACGAGAAAGAGCTAGCCGTGCTGGAGAAGCAACTGCTAATAAAGGCACAGCAGAAGTTCAAGAAGGAGAAGTTGTCTGATTATTTCACTTGGGTAAAAGCAGTTTGGCTTACCTCAAAGGGGAAACCTCTTAAATTCTCCGACAGGAAATATTTAGTACAAATCTATACTGACCAGTATCACAATATTGTGTATACCAAGGCATCACAGATGGGATTGTCTGAGCGTGGTATTTCTGAGGCTGTGTGGATTGCTGATATTCTAGGGAAGAATGTACTCTATTGCGTAGACGAAAAAACAGAGCTTTTATCTAAAAGAGGGTGGTTAAGGTTTAATCAGATAAGAGATGGTGAAGTTATACTTACTATGAATAAAATAACTGGAAAGAGTGAGTGGAAAAAATCTAAAGAGCTTTTTACCAAGAAGGTTAAAACTAAACTTATTTTATTGGAGACAAATAAGTTTTCTGCACTTGTTACTAACAATCATAGATGGATAGTAAAAGATGGGTGGATCAACAAACATAAGAAGCAGGGTTTTTACTTTACACAAACCAAAGATATGTTTATTGGAGATAAATATATTCCTCGTGCTGTTTCTTGTGCCGATTTACCAAAGGACAAAACATACTCAAATCAATTTGTTGAATTATGTGCTTGGGTTTGGACAGATGGACACTTTGCAAAAGCACAGGGAAAAGGAATTCGAGGCATAGGACCAAGTTTAATAGGTATAACACAATCAGAGAAAGTTAATCATGATAAAGTTCAGAAGATAAAAAGATGTCTAAAACTCAACAAACTTAGCTATAAAGAACATCTTTCCAATAACGACTCTAATTGTGTTCAGCTTATGTTTAAGGGAGAGGTAGCAAGAAAAATAAGGTTAGTAATGCCAAACAAAGTTCCATCAATAGAATTTATTTTATCTTTAACAAAAAACCAATTGAATATATTTATAGAAACATCACTAGATGCAGACGGGTGGAGAAGAAAAACAAAGAGAGGCAATCTAGTTAGAGCCTTTACACAGAAGAATAAGCAAAGAATTGACATATGGACTATGGTTTGCTCTTTAGCTGGCATATCAACAAGGATTGTAAAAAGAAAAGACGGATCATCTAATATGCAATTATATCTATCTAATAATATATCTGTAAGGAAGTTACATAGGAAGCATATTGACTATGATGGTATTGTTTGGTGTCCAAGAACAGATAACGGAACATTTTTAGCTAGGAGAAAGGGATCAATTTATTGGACTGGTAACACATTCCCCGCCCAGAAGCAGTTACAAGAGTTTGTCCAAGCTCGTCTTAATCCAGTTCTTAACATGTCTGACTACTTAAAAGATCGGGTTGAGTCTGTTCAGGGAAAAAGAGTCGAGACGTTGGGTTTAAAAAAGATAGGCAAAGGAGATATTTATTTTCGTGGTAGCACAAACGAGAAACAGATTATTTCTGTTGATGCTGATTGTGTTTTCTTAGATGAACGAGATAGGTTTGACGAAAGGAATGTTCCTTTTATTGATAAGCGTATGAACGCTTCTGATCTAAAGTGGAGACGTGAAATTTCTACTCCTACTCTACCAAAGCATGCTATTCACCAAGCCTATTTAGATAGCGATCAAAGAGTATGGCAGATTAAGTGTAAGAATTGTGGATTATGGCAAGAGTTAGATTTCTTTAAGAATATTAATTATAAAAATAAAACTTGTGTTTGCCGTCAGTGTAAAAAGAAGATGAAAAGAATTGTTGATGGTAGATGGGAAGCTCAAAACCCATCTAGTGATGTTCATGGATATAGAGTTAATGGGATGTATAATCCATCAGTAACTATTGCTGATATTGTTAAGAAATATCGGAGTGCAAAACTTATAGGTTTTTCTGCTTTACAGCAGTTTTATAATCAAGACCTTGGGCTTCCTTACGAGGTTTCAGGACAGGTTGTCCAAATTTCTGAGTTAAACGCATGTAAAAAAGAGTATGAGATTCCTATTGAATCCAAAAAGTCTTGTTTCGCTGGTATTGATATTGGTAGTAAAGTCCATAACGTTGTTGTTGTCCAGAAAATAAAAGGCGAAGGATATCGTGTAGTTTGGGCAGGTATTGTTAGCAAATTCTTCGGACCAGCTAATAGCATTGAGAGTGTTATGGGAGCTTATGATATTAAAATTGCTGTCGTTGATAAATTGCCAGAACAGGGGTTAGTAAAAGAATTGATAGAGAAATTTCCCAGGAGGATATTTGCAGCAACCTATCCGTCATCCAAGTTTACTGTCAAAGAATATTTTAGGTGGGACAATATAAAATATGAGGTTAAACTTGACAGGACGATCAGTCTGGATTATCTTGTAAGTGATATACAAAATAAGGTGGTAGAGCTGCCAAGGAACATAGAAACAGTTCCAGGTTTCTATAACCAGTTAAGATCGTTAACGAGAGTTACGAAGAAAAACAGAAGAACTGGTGAGGAAACTGCTTTCTGGGTTGAGACCAGGCAAGGAACTGACCACTATTTCCACGCCTTAAATTTTGCTCGTATGGCTCAATCTCGAGCGTTAACAGGAAAGGCTCTTTTGGATTACTACAGCCAACCAGGTAAGGATGAAAATCCTGGCTTGATAGATTGGATAAGAGTAAACGCCCAAAGGATAAAAGAGGTAAAATAATATGGGAATTTTTGATAATCTTTTGAAGAGAGTTATTAACCCTGTGATTGAGAAATCACTCGAAGAAACGATTGAGAAAGATGGAGAATTAAAAAAGAGATTAACGACACAGTCATTACCAATTGACACATATCCAGATGGTGCTGGTACGATTAATAGAAAGGTAGTTAAGAAGAGTTTCCCTGGCGGAATCAGTTATGGTATTTTAAGAGAGTTTGCTTTGTTCTATCCGATCCTTAGGTCTTGTGTCAATTATCGCAAAAGACAAATTACACAGTTAGATTGGGATATTGTTCCTCGTGAAGTTGTTAAAGATAAGAAGAAGAAAGATAGATTAAGAGAAGAATCTAAGACTACAAAAGATTTCTTAAAATATCCTACTGGAGATGAAACAATGAGTTTCAGAATATTTGTTAATAAAATCATTGAGGACTTGATGGTATTGGATGCTGTGTCTATCTATAAGCGTCTGAATAGGAAAGGTGATTTATATGGATATTTACCAATAGATAGTGCAACCATTAAATTGATGCTAAATAAGGATGGGACAGTTCCTGCGGCACCACGTAAAGCATACGTTCAGGTCATTGATGGGAAATTAACAGCGAAGCTATCTACAGATGAATTAATTTATAGACTTATGAACCCAAGGACTAACACCCCATATGGGTTAAGCCCAGTAGAAACACTAATTATCACAGTAACAACAGCTTTAAAACTGTCTTCTTATAACCTTGCTTACTTAACAGAAGGGAATGTTCCAGAGGGCTTTGTCGAACTTCCAAAGGAAGTTGCTGATAGCCCAGAGCAGATGCAGGTATGGCAAAGCAAGTGGGATGCTATGTTTTCAGGTGATCCAAGATTTCAGAGAAAGATTAAATTCTTACCAGAGGGAATGCAGTGGCATCCAATTAGAAAACCAGACGATATGAAGTTTGATAGGTTTGAGAAGTGGCTATTGCTTAATACTTGTTCAGTAATGGAAGTACCACCACAGTCTATTGGTTTTCAATTTGATAGGGGCAAAGGGGCAACTGAGGCAGAGTGGGAAATCGGTAAAGAACGTGGTCTTTATCCAACTGCTAACTTCTTGAAAGAGATCTTTGATCGCATGGTTCAGGAAGATTTAGGACAAGATGAGCTTGAATTTGTATGGACAAATATCAATCCAACTAATAAGAAAGAGGAGGCTGATGTATTCGCTAAATTGGTTGGGTATGGTGCCGTATCAGTTGACGAGTGGAGGATTGGAGAAGGTTATGAGCCGATTGGGATGGGTCACTATATTACTACGCCTACAGGTCCAGTGTTTGTTAAAGACTTGATTGAGATGTCAGAGCAAGGAACACCTATATTGCCACAATCATATTTACCTAAAGATGGAACTGGACAACCACCCGTACCGAAAGATAAACCTGGTACACCAAAAGATAAGACAGCTCCACCTAAAGATAATTCAGTTACTAGCAAGATTAAAAAAATTGCTGATAAAGAATTGTTTGAAGAGTTGAAGAGATGGAAAAAGGCAACTAAAAACGATTTCAAAAAGAATCGTGAATTTAGAGCTTTCAGTTCTGAAATAATTGATTCTAGAACTAAGAGGATTATTGGAGATGGCTTAATGACAATCAAGAAAAGAGAGGATATAGATCAATTATTTGATCCTTTCATTAGTCATGAGAATAACATGCTAACATCTATGTTAGAGCTTTATGATAATGTGAAAGATATAGTCGATGAAAAAACAACAGTTAAAAAGGGTCAAAAGAGCAGTTGAGGCTTTCTTTTATAAAGCTAGATTTAATATTGCCCTACATGACACCTTAGATAACAAGAAACACCACGATTTTAGAAAGAAGATTGAGAAGGCTATCCTTAAGCAGATTTTGTTTTTTTCTAAAAAGAATAAAGTTGCTCAGGTTATTGGAGTGAATAAAGCAGTTAAAGAACTTAATAATAAAGATTTACTTAAGAACATTATATTGATATGGATTCCTTTGACTAATTTTATTACTGAAGTTGAGATAGCTTCGTATATTGAATGGGCTGGGAATAAAGGTGGTCAGTCTGGTGTTAATAAGCTTAAGTCTGATCTTAAGTTCAAACTTGAGAATAAAGCTCTACTTGCTTCTATCAAAAAAAGACCATCAGAGTTAGTTAAATTCGTTGATGGAACAACACAAGATTGGATTGCTAGAACAATAGAAGAGGGCGTTAATAAAGGTTTATCTGAATATGAGATTGCCTCTATGCTTAGAAGAAACGCCACTTCATCTGCTAAAGAGAGAGCTGAGGTAGTTGCCGAACAAGAGGCTGCTTTAATTATGGGAGAGATGGAAGTTGAAGTATTTAAGCGTAACAAGATCAAACTTCATAGTTGGATAACGAGTAGGGATGAGATGGTTTGTGTTGAATGTATGACCAATGAAGAAGCTGGTGATGTAAAAGTTGGTGATGAATTCCCAGGAGGGGTTTTATCATCGCCACAACATGTTCGTTGTCGTTGTATGACAATGCCAAAATTTAGTAAAGAGGTAAAGATTTTATGGGCAGGGGAGTAGATAATCCAGAAATTCCAAACGCTGACGACAGAAAGCAATTAAAGAAACTTTACTTTGATTTTCTTCGTGGATTAAAAGATTTCATGCCTGAGTTTTTGCGTGACGAGTGCTTAGAACTATTAATTGGAGAAATTCCTATCAAGGGAAAAGTCAAACTTTTTGATGGATATACACAGGGTCAAGCTACTATTAAGAATCAGGGTAAATTTCCATGCTATCTATCAACAACAGGGATGGGTGGATATAAACTTGATCCAGGTGAAGTAAGAAAATTCTTCGTTAATTCTCAAGTAATAGTTACTACTCTATCTGGTACTACTATCCTTGGCTTTATCCGCACTTGACATAATTAGATTTATTTGTCTAGAATAGTATGAAGGGTTTTCTTTAAGGGCATTCAGGCTCTTATTTGGAATCTAATCTATTAGAAACCGCATTGGCGGTTTTTTTATTGTTTAAAAAGGAGGTTCTATGTGGATAAGATATTTAGTGAATATGAAAAGTAATAAAGCTGGAGATGTTGTCTTTGTTGACGACAAGACGGCTAAGAAAATTTTAAAGAAAGACAAGGTGGTTGAGTGTATTGACTCAACAGGTCTACCTTTGGTGGATGCTACTCCAGAAGATCAACAAGCTTATTTAAAAGCTAAAAAAATTAGTGAGAAGAAATATATAAAAGCCAAGAAAGGCTAATTTGTAATTTTGAAAGGTGGTGAATAATACATGGCTGCTACTTTTAGTGTTGCTCAGCAATATGGATCAGATACTGGTTCTGCTTCGTTACTAGGTGCTACAGGTTCTCTTTGGAACTTCAAGCAAGCTACTAACGCTGGTACACAGAACTATAATTCTGCTGGTTCAAATATTCCTGCTGGTCAGAACTCTTTTGGTCTACACTTTAGACCTTATTTTTCTACAAACGCAACAAATACTTTTAGTAATATTCGATTTTACCAATCAACTACATTCACAAACACAAACTATGCCGCTGTTGGCACAAGTGCTGCTGGTTATACACAATCAACTGCATCTGCTACAGCAGCTACCGCTGGTGGTGCTAGTGATACTGGTGTTCCAACTGGTTCAGCTACCAATGCTGCTATTGCCCTAGCTACACTTACGCTAGGAAGTGCAACAGGTTATGGACCTTCATATTTGAGAGTTCAGTTGACATCAGGTGCTTCGGCTCCTGCTGGAGACACTCCTTATGGTGGATTCACTTGGATATATGATGAATCATAAATTGACAATATACTAGAGTCGTTATATACTCTAGTATATGTTAAAAAGTGATCGAGATTTCTATATCTGGTTATCAGGATTAATTGACGGAGATGGTTGTTTTACTATTAGCTTGAGAAAGCAACATAATAGTAAGACTCCATCTTTATCGGTATGGTCACAAGTCTGTATAACATCAAGGGCTGATCGTCGTTGGTATCTAGACGAGATAGCTAAGAGAGTTGGATTTGGAAAGGTTTACGAGAAACAACAGAAAGATTACTACCCAATAACTACTTATCAGACAACGAATTACAAAGACTCTCTAGAGCTTGCAAAGAGACTATATCCATATCTACAGGTTAAGAAAAAGAAGGCTGAATTGTTTATTAAGGCGATTGATTATTGGAATTCGACTAGAGGTATTGTTAAGGGAAACGTTGCGAGGGGTGAAAGATTAAGAACAGCATCTGATGTTTTAAAGATGGTTAAGATTTCTTTAGAGATCAACGCTGATCGTCAGACTCGTAGATATAAAAATAAACTTACTTATAAACAGTGGGTACCCTTAATTAAAGAGTGGTATCCTAAGTAACGCTGTG